GGTGAACGCGAGACCGCATTGAATCCGTGCGCGTAAAATAGTGATAAATCAGTAACATGACGACCGCCGCTCAACACGTATTGAAATCGTTCGGTCCGCACCTTGTGAAGTGGGCGCTTGGACGCATTCGCGCAGGCTCTCTAACGCCAAAAACCTTTGCCGAATGTCACGGCGTCTCGGGTTGCCTATTGACGAAGGAGACCATCCAAAAAGGGCTCACCGATCTGGCCACGACCAACCCGCAGGATCTCCCCCAGTCGATCCGATGATCACCCAGCGCGACTACGCCATCCACGCCGGGCTGACCGCGGGGCGGGTGTCCCAGCTTGTCAAAAAGGGGATGCCGTTGACCTCCAAGGAGGCGGCGGACGCATGGCGAGGGATGTCGGCCAAGGGGAAGGTGATGAACCTGCCGGCGCCGGAATCCCCGGGCCCGTACCGGCCACCGGACGCCGAGGGTCAACCCGCCCATGCATCGGTTGCCGAGGATAGCCCTCATGGTGCGTACGAGCGCCAGCGGCAGATCGAGCGTGCTGCTTATGCGCTTGCGGTCCGATCCCTGAAGGCGGGTCAACCTGATGCCGGACGCCTTGTGTCAATCCATGCGCAAGCCGCCCGAAACCTCACCCAAGCGCAGCAGGAAGTCCTCGACCTCGCCGAGCGCGAGAAGCGCCTGGTTTCCGGCGACTGGGTCAGAAAGGCAATGACCAACCACGACGGCGCCGTTGCCCAGCTTTTGCGCACTATGCCGAAACAACTTTCCGGCCGCATCGCACCGCACGATCCAGAGCATTGCGAACGTGAGCTGGATCGCTGGGTGCAGGAGGTCGCCCTTGCCACGCTGCATTCAACAAATCCTTGGAAATGAACCAAACATCAAAAACCATTGAGGAGATCAAGGTCGACGACCTGATCCCATACGCCACCAACAGTCGCACTCACTCGCCAGAACAGGTCGCCCAGATTGCTGCCTCAATCCAAGAGTTCGGGTTCACCAATCCCGTTCTGATTGATGCCAACGGGACAATTATCGCAGGTCATGGTCGAGTCTTGGCGGCAAGAAAGCTCGCACTCAAAGAAGTGCCATGCATTCGGCTCGGTCACCTGACACCCGCTCAGGTCCGCGCCTACGTCATAGCCGACAACAAGCTCGCCCTAAACGCAGGATGGAACGAGGAGCTTCTGGCGTCCGAATTGAAGGCGCTAAGGGAGGATGGATTCAATATCGAGCTCACCGGATTTGTAGCCGACGAACTAGCCGACATCTTTGGTGGAGACGATGGCGAGGGGTCCGAGTACACCAAAAAGATCGAGGCTCCGATTTACACCCCGAAGGGAGAAAGGCCAGCGGTGGCAGAACTGACGGATTCAAGCCGCGCATCGGAACTGATTCGAAGGATCGAGGGAGCCAAATTGCCTGAAGATGTTTCTGGATTTCTCAGGGCAGCAGCATCTAGGCATATCGTCTTCAACTACGAAAGAATCGCTGAGTTCTACTGCCACGCCGATAAAAGCACACAAGAACTCATGGAAGATTCCGCTCTCGTGATCATCGACTACGGCAAGGCAATGCAGCTCGGTTACGCAAGGCTCAAGGAGGACCTCCTCGAAATCATGGAGGCAGAGGAGGAAGGCAAAAATGTTCAATAAGTTCTGCGTATTCATCATCTCGCACGGGCGTCCAAACAACGTCGTCACCCTCAAGACGTTAAAACGGTGCGGGTACTTCGGACCGCTGTTCATCGTGTGCGACAACGAAGACAAGACCATCGATGAGTACCGAAGCAACTTCGGTGAAAAGCGCATTCTCGTCTTCGACAAGATCAAGTACGCCGCCATGGTTGACAACTGCGACAACTTCCAAAATCGAAGAACGACGACGCACGCCCGCAATGCCTGCTTTGACTTCGCGGCGTCGCTTGGGTTTGAGTGCTTCCTGGTGCTCGATGACGACTACACCGATTTTCGATTCTGCTTCGATAGGCAATCTAAATTCGTACGAAAAAAAGCACGGTCGATTTCCAAGGCTTTCGATGTCATCGTCGCAATGCTTGAGGCGGACGAAAGGATCGACTCAATCTGCATTCTACAAACCGGAGACCTGATGGGTGGTGGATCAAACGGATCGCTTTGCAAAGGGCACTACCCGTTCAGAAAGCGAAAGGCGATGAACTCGTTTTTCTGCAAGACGAATCGACGTTTTTGGTTTTTCAGCAGGTTGAACGAGGACGTAAACACGTACCTTGCACTTGGAAGCAGGGGCAGGCTATTTTTCACGATCCCGGATATGTACCTGCAGCAGGCACCAACGCAAAAAAACAAAGGTGGCATGTCAGAGGCGTACCTCTCCAGCGGCACTTACGTAAAATCCTTCTACAGCGTCATGATTTGCCCATCGTTTGCAAAGGTCGCAGACCTAAAGGCGATGGGAAGGATTCATCACCAAATAGACTGGGAACACGCCGTCCCAAAGATCATCGACGAATCACACAGAAAGCCGTGACACTCACCGACCTCCAGCGCGATCTAGTCGAGTTCCGGCGCAGCCTTTACCGGCCGGCCCAGCGCCAGACGGTCGTCGAGTGGGCGGAGTCCAACTTGCGCTTCACGGCCCGCCAGACCGAGCATCCCGGGCCGTTCTCGACGTCTGTCCGTCCCTACGTCCGGGAGCCGCTCGAATGCTGGAAGCACCCAGGCGTTTCCGAAGTGACGCTGTGCTGGGGGTCGCAGACCAGCAAGACCACGACCCTAATGGTCGGGCTGGCGTGGCTCATCGACCAAGAGCCGAGCCCGGCGTTGTGGCTGATGCCGACGGAAAACCTGGCCCGGTCGTTCTCCAAGTCGAGGTGGATGCCGATGCTGGAGGACTCGCCGGCCATGCTCGGGCACTTTCCGGCAGACAAGGACCAGATCACGAATCTGGAACAGCACTTCACCCGCTCGACGCTCACATTCGTCGGATCCAACAGCCCGGCTAACCTCGCCAGCCGACCTGTCCGGGTGCTGATCGCCGACGAGGTGGACAAGTTTGCGGACGCAACAGCCAAGGAGGCCGACGCGCTCGACCTAGCCGAGCAGCGCCTCAAAGCATTCTCAAGCTCCAAGGCCTTCATGACCTCGACGCCCACCGTGGTCGAGGGCCGGATCTGGCAACGGTTTCTCCGAGGCGACCAGCGGCGGTTCTACCTTCCGTGTCCAAACTGCCGGGAGTTCATCAAGCTGGAATGGCGGCAAGTCGAATGGTCCGACATCCGCACCGAGGACGGGCGCCACGACCTTCCGAAGATCCGCGCCTCGGCCCGCTACGTTTGCCAGCTCTGCAAGGGCAAGATTTCCGACGCCCAGAAAGTCGCCGCGCTACGCCACGGTGAGTGGCGCCCCGAGAATCCCGGAGCCCTGCCCGGCGTCCGGTCCTATCACCTGTCCAGCCTCTACAGCCCCGACCGGAAATGCACCTGGGGCGCTTTGGCCGTCCAGTTTCTGGAAGCAAAGGGGTCGATGATGGGGCTCCAGGGCTTCATCAACGGCAACCTTGCCGAGCCATGGGAGCAACAGGACCTCCAGCCCGAGAGGTCGGAGACCAGCAGCGCCGTCAGCGTCGAGGGTGGCAGACGCTATCTGACCGCAGACGTGCAGGCTGTGGCGCCGTTCCTCTGGTGGGTCTGCCGCGAGTGGAAGGACGGCAACTCAACGCTGGTTGCCGCGGGCCACGCCGACGACTTTGCGGCCCTCCGGCGCGTGCAGGTCGCGCTTGGCGTGCACGACATGGACGTGGGCATCGACTCGGGCTTCAACACGCAGGTCGTTTACGATGCGTGCGCGTCGTTTTCGGAAATCACCAACAGCCCGATCACGTTTCCGTCTGGCCTTCGGTATCCGCCCGAAGGAGGACTTCGCAAGCCCATGGTCATCGGTTGGCTTCCGATGAAGGGCCGCGAAAACGGAGCCCGGTTCACGGCCAAGACGGGGGCCGTCCACCCGTTCGGGTTGTCGACGTCGTCATCCATGCGGACAGACGTGGTGCAGCCGCTTCTGATCTTCGACACCGAGCATCTTCGGGAAATCCTGTCGAGGCTCCGAAAAGGGGACATCGACCGCGACTGGGGCATTCACCAAAACCCGCCCAGCGTGCAGGCCGAGGGAAGCTATCTTGCCGACCCCGAGACGTACTGGCGGCATCTCGACTCCCATGTCCTGCGGCCGGTGGCAAACCGGGCTGGGCGCATCAAGCACGTCTGGATGAAGCGCAACCAGAAATGGCCGGACCACCTGCACGATTGCGAGATCATGCAACTGGCCATGGTGATGCTCTGGAATGAGCTGTCGGGATTTTCCGGTGAGTTGACGCAGGGCTGATCTGCCGCTTCAAGATCGGGTCCTGTGGGCTACGATCCGCGCCGGTGATTACCTACACCGTCGCAACCAAGCGGGCGTTCCTCCGCAGCGTTTACGCTGCGTTGACGGGCACGACCCTGCTTGCCGCGCTGGTGGCAAAATCAACCGAAGCCGCTGCGGCAATCGCAAACGGACAAGTTGTCCGGTCGACGTCTTCGGCTGACGTCTCCGTCGAGTTTGCCGAGCCCGGCAAGGGCGCCCCGGCGCCTGCGGACATGGTGGAGATGTGGGAAAGCCTCATCGCCGACTACGAGCTTGCGGTCCAGCTCCTGAGTGACGACGGCATCGCGTCACCGACCGACACCCAGATCTTCAACAAGATGCTGTCCAACGTCTTGGTCTCCACGACCAGGTACGGTGGCGATTTTACCTGGATGCGCCGTGAGCCGCTCATCCGTACCGGAATGACCTGATGGGATTCATCCAGAACATCATCAACCGTTTCCGGGCGGCACCCGAGAATCGCTACGAGGGAGCCAACAACTCCATCCGCCGCTCGTACCTGGACACGTCCTACACGTCGGCCCGCTTCGACGTCACCGCATCGACCCGGCAGCAGATCGTGCGGAAGTCCCGGTTTTTTGAGCAGAACAACGCGGTGATGAACCGCCTCGGTGACCTGTTCGAGTCCTACACGGTCGGCAGCAACTTCTCGGTCCAGCCCGCATCGTCGGATCCCGAGTGGAACCTGCGGGCCAAAAAGTGGTGGGACATCTGGAGCCGATACCCGGATATCGGATCCCGGCAGTCGTTTGGGACTTTGATGTCGCTGGCCGCCCGTGGGTGGTTCTTCGACGGTGAGTCGTTCATCCTTCTGACCAAAGGCGAGACCGGACGCCCGAGGCTGCAACTCATTGAGCCGCAGCAAATCGCCACGCCCAACGGCCAAGAGTCGAAGGCCGACATCTTCGACGGCGTGCGGTTCGACACTCGCACCGGCCGCGCCGTTGCCTACTTCGTCGGCCAGGAGCAGAAACAGGGCGAGCTTTCCGACGTCCGGTCGCTGCCGTCGGACTCCATCGTCCACATTTTCGAGCCGCAGCGTGCCGGCCAGCTCCGCGGCCTGCCGTTCGTGGCTTGCGTCATCAATGATCTCCACGACCTGGACGATCTTCAGCGTCTGGAAATGGACTCCTGCAAGCTGGCCTCGAGCGTGGCGCAAGTCGTCAAGACCAGCACCGGCGAGGTCCAGGCCACCAGCCTGCGTTCTGGCGGCACCGGCCCTCAGGGCAGCGCCCAAAGCTACTACGAGAACATCTTCGGGTCGGCCGTGAAGGTGATGAAGCACGGCGACGAGTTCGAGCAGTTCATGTCCGACCGGCCGTCGGTCAATATGCGCGAGTACTGGCGGCAACTGACCGAGAAAGTCTGTGCCGGGATCGGCATCCCCTACGTCTTGGTTTTCCCCGAGTCGATGCAGGGCACGGTCTACCGTGGGGCGCTTGATATGTCGTCGGTCTGGTTCCGCTCCCGGCACCAAGTCATGGCATCGGCCGCCCGGCGCATCTGGGAATACGTCATGGAATACGCCATCCGGGTGGATCCGACGCTCCAGAATGCACCGGAGGACTGGTACGAGGTTGCAATTCAAGCGCCCCGGGCTCCCAACGTGGACGTGGGCCGAAACTCAGCTGCACAACTGGCCGAGCTTGGCAGCGGCGTGACCACGTTTGACGAAATCTACGGAGCCCGCGGCATCGACTGGCGGTCGGCGCTCGAATCCAAGGCGCAACAGGCCAAGCACATCCGAGACTTGGCCATCAAGTACGGCATCGACGTTTCCGAAATCAGCACCGCGCAGAAGGTCCAGATCGCACCCGAACCGTTTGACGACGTGACCGAGGACTCCGAGGAAGACCGGTCCGAAAACGACAACGGCGACGACAACGGAAACGGATCCCAGCGCACTAACGGAAACGTCCTAGCCGTTGCACCCGCGAAAAACCGTGGGAAAAGGAGGAAGAAGAAATGACCAAGGTCAACAACTGGCTGAGCTACAGCCCGAGGGCCGCCGCGACTGAGCCGGCGACCATCCAGATCTTCGACCAGATCGGCGAAGACTGGTTTTCCAACTCCGGGGTCACCGCGAAATCGTTCGCGGACACCCTTCAAGCCGTCGGGCCTGGACCGCTGAATGTCGAAATCAACAGTCCCGGCGGCAACGTTTGGGACGGTCTGGCCATCTACAATATGCTGCGCGGTCGGCAGGCATCGGTCACCACCAAGGTGGTCGGTGTCGCCGCTTCCATCGCTTCGATCATCGCCCTCGCCGGTGACGAAGTGGAAATCGCCGACGCGGCGCTGATGATGATTCACGACCCGTCGGGTCTGGCCGCCGGCACTTCCGACGATATGCGGAAGATGGCCGACGCTCTTGACCAGCACGCCGCGATCTTGAGCGGTGTCTACGAGAAAAAGACCGGCAAAACCTCGACAGCGATCCGAGCCGCGATGAAGGCCGAGACGTGGTTCACGTCCGCCGAGGCTATCGACTTCGGCCTGGCCGATTCCATTTCCGAGAAGCAACCCGCCATGCAGGCCAACGCGGCCCGCGCATGGGTCACCGCTTCGATCAAGAAACTTTCCGCGCCCGGCACTTCCGCCGACGTGGATGGCGCAAACACCGCGCCGACATCACAGACACCACACAACATGGACAACAAGACCCCAGATCCCGTGGTGCCGGCCGCTCCCACCGCGCCGGCTCCTGCCGCCCCCACCGCGCTCGACGCTTCGGCCATCGAAGCCATCGTCGCCAAGGCCGTCGCGAACGCGATTGCCGCGAAGGCCCCCGCTGCCGCCCCGGCGCCCGAGCCGATCACTCCGCGCATCGAGAATCTCGGCAACCCGCTGCTGGAGAAGCACAAGACCTTCAAGGCCGGTGCTGATCGTCGAAAGTGGCTGATCGAGAACCACTCCGAGCTTCTGCGGCAGAACCAGATCCACGCCCCGCAGAACACCAACACCTTCACCAGCACCCTGGTGGTGGATTACCTGGCTGATGCGGTCATCACCGTGGCTGCCACCCGCCTGGCGCTCCTGGACGGCTTCACCCGCAACGTGGGCCTCGACAACCTCCGCCCGCGGGCCACCGTCCGCGTGAAGCGGTACACCACCGGCTCGGCCGCGCAGACCAACGCGACCAACTTCGAGACCAACGACGACAGCAACCTGGCCGCCACCACGGTGACCGTGAACCAGATCTCGAAGATCTTCAGCATCCAGAACGCCGAGCTGAATCAGGGCTTCCAGCTGGCGGATCTCGCCCAGGGTTCCGCCGACCTGTTCGCCTACGGCATCTCCGATGTCGTCACCGGCCTGATGGTCTCGGCCAACTACGACAGCCCGACCACCATCGGCACCGCTGCCAACTTCGACACGTCGGACCTCCCGGCGATCTTGGCGCTGGCGAAGAACTACCGGAGCAAGAACCTCGTGCTGGACGGTGGCCACATCGCCAGGCTGATGTTCTCTTCGGCCGCCAACACGTTCCCCGACGGCCGCCTCGCCGCTCTGGCCAACGGCCGCTTCGGGTTCGACCTGATCGCCGAAAACAACCGCTGGACCGGTGGCATCGCCAACCTGGCCGGGTTCGTCTGCGGCCCGGACGCCATCGCCATCGCCGCCGGCCTCCCGGTCGGCATGATCGCCGGCGAGTTCCTCGAGCAGCGCACGGTGACCACCAACAACGGCCTCTCCTGCCTGCTGTCGGTCTGGTACAGCCGGGCCTCGCGGTCGCACTTCGCCAGCTACGACATCATGTTTGGTGCCGGCGTGGGCGACGCCACGCAGGGCGAGCTTCTCATCACCGCCTAAGTCTGACCCATGCGACTCGCTACCACCATCGCCGTGGACAAGAACGGGAAATCCAAACTCGTTTCTGGTCCCGAAATTGACGCGACTCTCCAACGCGACAATTTCAACACCGCGACCGTCCCCGAGGGAGGCAAGCTCATCCTGTGGATACAGGGAGCCTTAGCACCGAAAGTCCGCAAAGGATAGTTCCAACCCTGGGGGCCTTGGTAATACGGCCAAGGCCCCCTTCCGAATCCCAGAACCATGGCCCTACAAGCTGACATCTCGACCGAGTACTCCATGGGGAGGCACGGCAGTTTCATCACGTCGTCAACCTCGACCCAGACGGGAGCCTACGCCGCCATCGAATGTGTGACACCGACCGTGTTTGTGTCGGTGACCGGCGAGAATATGAGCGGGTACAATTCCGCAACCACCTTCCCGGCCGGCTTCCAGATCCGCGGCATCATCTCCGCGTTCCAGCTCGCGTCTGGCACCGTCCAAGTGACCCTCGGACGCTCCTGATATGCGCTCGGCTCTTGGCATCGGAATCAATCGGGAAAGGCTGTCTGGCGACAGCACGACCGACCTTCCCGTCCTGCGCCGAGACCTGCTCCAAGAGGACGATTTCTTCGTCCTGCTGGAAGACGCCAGCAAGATCGTTTTCACCTTTGGAACCGCAGACCATCTCGACCTGGAGAACAACGATTTCCTGCTCCAAGAGGACAGCTTCAAACTTCAAATCCAATCCAACTGACCCATGCCTGACACCAAGATTACAGCCCTGACGGCGATCACGACCGTCGATCCCGCGGTGGACGTCCTGCCCATTGTCGATGTCTCCGACACGACGATGGCTGCGAGCGGCACCACTAAGAAGATCACCAGCAACCAAATCCTCGGAGCAGGTTGTACGGCCACGCTGGCCTCCGCCACCATCACCGGCGATCTGACGGTGGATACCAGCACCCTGAAGGTGGATTCGGCGAACAATCGGGTGGGTATTGGGACGGCGAGTCCGAATAGTACGCTTGAAGTTGCTGGGTCGATTCGGACCACAAGTTCAACCGGATCTGCTACCGCTTCGATTGGCGTGTTTGATTATGTCGCCGGAACGACCACCCGTCTTGTTTCATACGGAGCAAACACTACGACTGCTGGCGCTTTTCAATTCGTAGGACTAAGCAGCAATGCTTCTGTTGGTGACATTCGATACGCCATTGATGCCACCGGCGTAGCCACTTGGTCGAACGTCGGCGGAGTCGCTGGCACCGCCATGACCCTCAACTCCACCGGACTTGGGGTGGGGGCGACTCCTTCCGCATGGAGCGGAATTGGTCCTGCTCTTCAAGTCGAGCAAGCGTCGCTGGTGAGTGAATCCAGCAATCAGCTTTACCTCACCGCCAATGGTTACTTCGCTGGCGGTCAGTGGAACTACATCAACAACGCTTCTGCCGATCAGTATTATCAGGTTTCGGGTTCGCACGTTTGGAGAAGCGGTACTGGCGGTTCTCCCGGTACTGCAATCGGTTGGTCCACTTTGATGACCCTGAACTCCACGGGGCTGGGCGTGGGGGTTAGTCCGTCGTATCAGATCCACGCTCGTAAAGATCAGGCCGCTTTCACAACGATTGCGATTGATAATCAGAACGCGATTGCCGCTGGAACTGGCGCTCAATTCTTGCTGATTGATGGTGGTGTCAACGCTGGATGGTTCCGTCGCACTCGTGACGGTCTGGGCAACACGGATATCGGATACAAGGACACGCTTCGTTTCCGTGGTGCGATTGCTGGAACTGAGCGGACGGATATGCTGATCGACGCCTCTGGCAACGTCGTTGTTGGAACCGCTGCCATTGCAACCACGGCCACCAATGGATTCCTTTACGTCACTGGTTGCGCTGGCACTCCTACCGGAACCCCCACTACTCAAACTGGCCGAGTTCCTCTCGTCGTCGATACAACCAACAACAAGCTGTACTTCTACAGCGGCGGTTCTTGGGTTGCTGCCAACTAATCTACCACCACCATGAACATCTCTTGGATCATCGAACGCCTTCTCGTTAAGCCGACCGAAGGCTCGCTCACCGATGTCGTCATAACCGCCGACTGGCGTTGCAACGGCACCGAAACCACCGGCACCGGCGACACCGAGAAGACCTACAGCGGCACCTGCTACGGTAGCTGCTCGTTCGCCCCGCCAAGCGGCTCGTTCACGCCGTACAAGGACCTGACCCAGCAGCAGATTCTCGACTGGTGCTTCGCCAACGGCGTGGACAAGTCGGCCATCGAGACGAACGTCAACCAGCAGATTGCCAACCAAATCAACCCGCCGGTCATCGCGCCGCCGCTGCCGTGGTTGCCGCCAGCCGTTCCTTCCGCCAAGGTTGCCGCGCCATGATTCAAATCGAACTGACTCAGGAGCAGGTCAACATCCTCCTCAAACTCATCGACATCGCAATCAAAGCCGGCGGCTACCAGAACGCCAAAGTGGGCGTCCCGCTGGCCGACACCATCATCCAAGCCGCTCAGACACCCAAGCCCGAGTGACGCCATGCCACCCGTTGACACGCACGACCTAGAGGTTCGCATCGTCAGACTGGAAACCACCATCGGTGACAAGGACTCCGGCCTCGTCTCCGACATCCATGGCATCAAAGCCTGCGTCGAGGGCCTCAAGCAGTTCCAATGGAAGCTGTTTGGAGGCCTCGCGGTCATCGTAGTTCTCGCCCAAATGTTCGTCCGAATCGTCCTAAAATGAATCCCAACATCGCCTCCCTGATCCGCCACGCCCTCACCGCCGCCGGCGGATTCTTTGTCGCCAAGGGCCTCGCCTCCTCGGAGCAGATTGTCGAAATCGTCGGCGCACTCAGCACCGTCATCGGCATCGTCTGGTCCGTCAAAAACAACACGCTCAAGAAGGACTGATGAACGCAGGCTGGATCTACCAGATCATCAAAGCCTTCCTCGACTTCTTCCGAGAAACCCCGCCCACCGATGTCCAGCACGGCCAAGCTCCCAAAGCTCTCAAGGATGATCTGGCTGCTCGTGTTGCCGATCTTCCCGGCCTGCCAACAGACCAAGGTGGTCCTGGTGCCAAACGGTGACCCGGTGATGCTGGCCAGACCAACCAAGGCGAGCGTCTATGGCTTCGACAAGGACAAGAAGCTGGTCGGCCCATCGACGGTGATCCTTCCGGCCGGCTGGTACGCTCTCCCGAAATGACGACCGTAACCAACGACATCCCGCGCGGCGACCGCTGGATCGTTCCCATCACCGTCACGATCCCGGACGAGCCCACGTTCGACTGGACCGGCATCCAGGGCAAATGCGAGGTCCGCAACGCTGACGACCTGTCGCTGATCCACACGCTGACGTTGACGGCCGACCTCACCACAGCCGGCGCAGCCACCTTCAAGCCCGAGTTGACCGGGGCGCAGACCATCGCCCTCGACATCGGGGACAAGCTCATCGCCGACGTCGTGATCTGGCGAACGTCGCCGGTTTTCGGACCGCACACGCTGATGAAGTTCAATCTGTCCATCGTTCGGCGAATCACCGTCACGACATGAGCGACATCGCTGTCCAGATCAAGGAACAGGTCTATCAGGTCAATTTCCCGCGCTACGTGGCCGGGAACGTGGCCGGTGGCGCCGTGGCGTGGAACGACGTCACCGGCAAGCCGGCCACCTTCCCACCTTCCGCTCACACTCACCCGATTGCCGAGGTCATCGGGCTGCAAGACCGCCTGGACGAGGCCGACGGGACGAAGCTCAATCAGGCGACCATCAAACTGGTCCGCAAGTCTACCGCCGGCACCATCACAAAGGGCCAAGTCGTTTACATTGTCGGCTCCCAAGGGACCCACTTGACCGTCGAGCTTGCCGATGCTGACTCCGAGGCCACGGCCGCGACGACGGTGGGTGTTGCGCTCGAAACGATCACCGACACGACCGAGGGTTTTATCATGGTGCAGGGGCTCTTGGAGGGCCTGAGCAATCTGCCCACGGCGAGCTTCACCGACGGCGCCGCCCTGTGGCTGAGTCAGACCGCTGGCGGGTGGACGACGACGCGGCCGACCCAGCCCGCGCACGGCGTATTCCTTGGGTGGGTGGTCTCCGCATCCAACGGCGCGTCGGGCCGGGCTTACGTCAAGGTCATCAACGGGCAGGAGTTAGACGAACTCCACGACGTCCTCATCACCAGCCCGACCAACGGTCAGGTCCTAACCTACGATGCGTCCACCGGGCTCTGGAAGAATCAGGCCGCATCTTCTGGCGGAATCACCAACGGTCAATCCATCGTCAACGCTCTCATTTTCGGCTGATCCATGAAGCAATTCATCGCCCCTTCCTACACGTTCACCCCTGGAGCGTCTGGCGTCGGCACCGTGAACCTGTCGGGCATCTCCGGGTTCAAC